TTTGGTCATCAATGATACAAATTTGCCAAGCAGGTATAGTTCGCATATCTTTATCTCCGCTTACTATCACACAATTATCTTTGTGTTCTCCTGTAGCATTTATACCAATGACATCATCAGCTTCTAGATTTGGATAAGAAATAGAATGATGTGTGTCTTCAATCCATTTTCTTAATGGTTGATAACAAACTGGTTTTCTTATTTTCTTTCTAAAAGATTTATACTGACTATCAATTTTTTTTCTAAAATTATTTCTATCTGACCAACAAATAATAGCGTCTTTTGATTTTGTTAAATTTAGATAGTAAGCAATAGATTGTAAAAATAATTGTTTACCTTTTTTAAGGTCACTGTGTAAAGTCCAAACGTCATTCCCCCAGTCAATAGGTTCTTCCAACGAGGAAGTAATCTTGTAAGCTAGTAGGTCTCCGTCAACTAACATCTTTTTATTCTTGTTAGCAAAGAATTGGTTCATATTTTTCATATGTTTTTTATCTCCTTTAATTTAAGTATGTTTGATTTAGGTATAACTGTTGAATTGCCACCTTCGTTTATTGTTCCGTCATGGTTAAAATTAATGTCAGAGCAAAAACAAAAGTTGCCTTTGGTTGTAGAAAGTAACCAACCCATTGTTATACAAATGGCAGGTTTACTATTTTTTATATGTTTGATTGAGTTCCATGAGCTGTCACTTTCAATATCACTCCAATAACATTTATAAAATTTATATGGAAAATCATAACTATCTATTTCAGGTAGTTTAATTTTATTCTTTAATAGTTTTTTCATTTTGTAGGTGGAATTTTAATTGTTGGATTTGATAATCAATTAAATCTTTGGCAGGAACGACATGACCTTTTGAAGTCCAGTTGTCTCCGCCTTTTTTAATTGGGTAATCTTTAATAAATTCTTTTAATAGGTGGGTAGGAATTAATAACCAAATTTGGTCATCTTCTCCTCTGTCTTTTGAATGTAAACAAAAGCTCCAGTATTTAGCTTCAGTAACATTAATACCTGATGCCTTTCCTCTGCTTTCAATCTCTATATAAACATTACCTGTTCTGTGCCAAATTCTGTCACACTTGCATTCGTTAGTTCCTTCGACAGCTTTTTGAAGTGCGTTTTCGTACTTCTTACCAAACTGTAAGTCTAGGTCGAAACGATTAGTGTGTTGCACTCCAATTAATTCCTGTTTTAATTTCTCCTGCCAATGGACATTTGAAATCAAAATATTTTTGTGTTTTATCAAATAGCTGATTAGCTACTTTTTTAAATTCTTCTATTTTATCTTTAAGAACTACAAACTGCATTTCATCATGCACATGTAAGACCATTCGATAATCTTTACCCCAAACAAATCCTGCTTGTTGTAAATCGTTATTAACTATGACAGTTCCTGCTTTAACTAATAAAGCCCCTGCGGATTGTATAAGTGTATTTAATGAACTGTATTCAGCTCTACACATAAGTTTACGTTTGTCTAAACCATAAACCCATTGTTGATTTCTGTATTTAACTGCAACAGCAGTTTTTAATTTCTTTAATGCAGGTATAGCTTTTTCAAAAGTTTCTCTTATTCTTTTGGCTTCTGTAAGAGAGACCCCAAGTATTTCAGACAGGCGTTGGTTTCCTGCACTATAAATGTAAGCGTATATAAATGTTTTAGCTTTAGCACGACTTTGAAGTCCGAGTAGTTGCTGATTTTGGGTATGTATATCTGCTTCAAGTAATGATTTTTGAAAATATCCATTGTCGAAAGAATACAAGAAATGAGAAAGTACACGAAGCTCGATACCACTAAAATCAATCCCACACATAACCATGTTGGTAGGAGCAACAAAAAGGCTACGCATCTCAGAGCCATACTTAACGGCTTTGCTACTACACTGCGATAAATTCGGACTGTGATGTGTGCATCTGCCTGTAACTGCTCCGTTAGTGATAATTTTTCCATGAATTTTTCCTTTAGTTGTTAATTTTAAATATGCTTGTTTACCATCTGATAATTGACCAAGACGTTTTTGAATTAGTAAATGTTCAGAAATTAGTTTTGCTTCAGGATATGGAAGTTCTTTTAAAACACTTTCATTAACTTCAGGTTTCCCTGTAGCTGTGAAATCTTTTGGCTTCCAACCTAAAGTCTTCAATCGTGATGCGATATGGTCTCTTGAATTTGCATTAAATATTTCAGTTTTGAATTGTTCTACAGGTACACCTGCTTTAATTCCTCTTTTAATATTATCTCTTTTATAAGTTTTGAAACCTATAGATTTTTTCCAAGTAGAGAAAACTAGAGAAAGTTTTTCTTCCAACTCTAGTCTTCTTTTCGTAAGGATTGAACATAGCGTCTGAGCAGACGGCTCGTCAAAATCAACACCCCCTTGTTCTTGTTTAGAAATCCAATATGCAAATTGATGTTCTAATTTAATTGCATCTTTAGAATAATTTTCTGCATTTATTAATTTGTATAGTAAGTAAGTAACCTCAACATCTCTTTCACAATAATCCTGCATGTCCAACGTCCACACATCAAACTCACTGTGTTCTTGAAAATCTCCTTTACGTAATCCTAATCTGTAACCCCAACTTTCTAATGAATGTTTTCCACATAGCTTCGGTGGTAAGGCTTTATAGGTATAATCAAGTTCAGCTCTATTAGTCCAAATAAGTCTTGAACAAAGTAAAGTATCAAGTATTGCACCATTAAATTCGAATTTTGAACCAAACACTTTAGCAAGTGCAGGTATGTCAAAACCTAAAAGATTATGACCTATTAATAAGGTAGCTTTCTTTAGTAACTGTAGACCTTCATCAAGTTGGTCAGGATTATAGGAATAAACTTTTTGAGTTTCTATATCCTTAAAAACCATACAATGAATAGTATCTAGCTTATCAAGAAACCCATTGGTCTCTACGTCTAGTATTAGTTTCATTTAATGTAATTGTGTAACTGTAATTTTATCTGTGCTTGGTAATATATGTTCTACTGATTTGATTGCTTTAGTAATTATCTTTTTAGCTTCTGTGTCTCCACACATTATAATTGGGTAAACATTTTCATATTTAATTGCATTATAAATAGCAGTCATAATAGTTTTGCATGTTTCAAAAACTAATTCTTGTTGTCCTTGTGAAAGAACTAGGTAATCTTCTTTTTCAATTAGAAAAGATAAAATAAATTTAGTAAGTAATTTACTATCCATCAAACTCTCCTTCGCTTAACCTTCCAGTTTTAGGATTATAAATTAATGTAGATGCAATTCCTGTATCTCCACTAAATCTATTTTTTAAAACTCTAACAGTTAAAATATTGTGTTCATCTTCTGATTGTTGGTCTCTTTCAAAACCTAATACACAATCTGATAATTGAGCTAGTGAATGTGAACCTCTTAAATGTGATAGTGAAGTTTGTGTTCCTTCTTCATGTCCAAATTTACCTTCAGGTCTTTTAAGATGTGATACTACAAATAAACAACAATTCAATTCTTCAACTAATTTTCTTAGTTCAGTCATAGTGTTGTCAATTAATCTTCTCTCATCTCCTTCAGCGATACCTGAAATTACTATTGAGATGTGGTCTAGGAATATAACTTTGCAGTCTAATGCCTTAACCATGTATCTAATTTTATTTAATAAATCTTCTGATGAAGCTGAACCCCAATGGTCATAAAAACAAATGTAATCTTTTATTTCATTCCATGCTTTTAAAATTTCTTCGTCAGGTATTTTTTTTCTAACTTCAGGAACATGTAATAATTTATTTAATCCAACTGAAACAATTCCTCTGACACTTCGCTTTACAGATTCCTCTAATGCGATATACCCAACTTTATGTTTCTTCTTAATTAAATCATAAGCAAGTTCTCTACAGACTTGTGATTTACCTGTGCCTGAACCTGCACATAATAAATTTAACTCTCCAAGTCTTATGCCATTTAATTTTTTATTTAAGCCATTCCATAGGTAAGGAATACTTTCAACAAAATCATCTTTTAATAATAAGTCTTTAGTATCACTACCTTTAATAATTCCTTGTGGTGTGTAGGCTTTGGCTTCCCAAATAGCATCTACAATTTTACTTCCTCTATTTGATATTAATAATTCATTAGCATCTTTAGCAGGTAGTTTTGCAATGTATGCTTTTTTAACTGGTAAGATATTTGCACATTCTATACTGGCAGTATTACCTGCTTCGTCTGTGTCAAACATAAGTATAATTTTTTCAAACTTACTTAACCATTCCAATTCTCGTTTAATGTATTTC